TTCATATTTCACCACCTTTATTGATAATTTTTTAAAACATTAATTTATTACTAACAACACATTTGCTTTTATCAATTTGATTAAAATTAAATTTATTATTAGTATCAATAATAAAAATCCAACATTGTTTATTATCAATTTTAGATTCCTGAAATAACTTTAATTCTTTTTGAAGTTTATGTTTTTCTTGTTCATCAAAACAATATATAAACATATAATTAATCACCTGCTTTTAAGATACTTTTTGTAATTTGTTTTGAATATCTAATTCTTTAGTAAGAATTTTTTCTATATTATCAAAATCCCAATAGGGTATACGGATAAGTTTTATATTGTGTTTCTTGCAGTGTTCATTTTTTAGTTGGTCGTGTATTTGTAATGCTTCAAACTCATCTTTTGTCATCCATTTTTTAATCCATTCATAATGCTGTTTTCCATCAAATTCAATCAAAATTCTTAATTTAATTTTTTCTTCATCATAAAAAACAGGAACGTCAAATCTCAATAATCCACCTTTTAATCCAACCAAATCATCAAAAGTATATTCTTTATCATGTGGAATTAAATTTTCTTTTAATATTTCTTTAATTTTTCTTTCTCCTTTTGATTCTTTGCAATATGAACAATTCTGACCTTGAGAAATATTACCCCAACACATTTTAAATTCTTCACCACAATATTCATTTAAACATTTCCATAGTAATAATTTATTATTTTTTATATATTTTGTACTTAATAATTTATATGGTTTATTATTTAATTCACACCAAAGATTAATATTGTATATAGAATAAGGATTGTCTTTATATGCTATACTTGGTATTTGTAAATATTGTAAACCACTCCATAACTGTGTATATAAATATCCATTATTGTCTTTTAAAATTAATTTAGTTTTACTATTTTTATATTCATTTATTAATTCCATGTTTGAATTATTTTTATCCAGAAACAATTTAATATTTTGTGTAGAATAAATATTAGTATCACTAACAAATAATTGACGAGTTAGTTTTAATAATGTACGCCAAGTCTGTGAATAATAATACCCTTCGTTATCATGTAAAACTAAAGGAACATCTTCACCTTCATATTTTTCAGACAATAAAACAAAATTATAATTATTAAGTTTCAAATATATTTTAATATTATGTATAGAATATGGATTATTCTTTTCAACAAATTGTGGTGATTTACCTTTGTATAAATTACTCCAAGATATACTATATAGATAACCATAATTATCTTTAAGTGTTAATTTACTATGACTATCTTTTAAATCACTTACTAATTTTAAATCAATATTATTTTTATCTAAAAATAATTGAATATTTTGATTAGAGTATCTATTAAATTTAGCGACAAAAACATTCCTTTTAAGTCCTTTTAAAACACACCAAGGAGATGAATAAAAATATCCTTCATTATCACATAGTTTTAAATCAATTTCATCACCTTCGTATACTTCAGATAATAATGTTAAATTTGAATTATTAATATGTAGAAATAATTTAATATTATTAATAGAATAAGGATTAGATTTATGTACAAAACTAGGTTTATATCCACTAAGTAAATCTGCCCAACGAATTACATAATAATATCCAATAGCATCTTTTAAAATTAATTTTTGTGAGTTATTTAAATATTCTTTGCTAATTAATTCATAACCTAATTCTTCTATGTATTGTTTTACTATGTTAAAATCTGTCTTTTTCATTTTTATATCTCCCTTCATATAATAATACCCTAAAATTATATAAGTGGCAGGGAGTAGGGAAACTCCTTTTCGGTCTGCACTACCTAGCCACAAAAATTATTATCGTATGTTATTTTCTTTATCTTGTGTAATAATGGTATTATCTGCTGGATTATCTGTCTTCGGTCTTCCACCTGAATCATCATTATCTACTGCTTGTTGATTCATATTTTTAGGTGGAATCCATAAATCTTTTGATTTAATTAAATTTTCATATATAAGAGTTGCATTATAATCATCTGACGAGTGACCACATTTACTAGACAGTACATTTAAACTTCCACCAATTGAAGTCAATTTGTGTTCTTTTTCAAACTCATCATTTTGATTAAACCAGGTTAATTTCCATATATTTAATCTAAAAGTATATTTCTTTCTTAAATTTACATTAGAAATTCTATAGTTAAACCAACTTTGAATCTTATCAAGCATATTAAAAACTATAGATTGAATATATATCAAATTTTGAGATATGCCTACTGAACTATTGGTTGAACTTCCACCTAAGAGTAGAGGATTAGCACCACTCTGCATGTATGCCATTGATTTTGTAAATTCAATTAAACTTGTTTTTTCATTTTGTATTGATTTAAAAGGTATCTCTTTGAGAGGAAAAGGTGAACCCGTTACACATACAGTTTCTGGAACACCCGAAGCAACAACATTAACCCATTGTGCAACAACATCTGGTTCTACAAGAGGTATACCATCCTGATTAGGAAATTCAATATTTATTAATTTTATTTTATCATCTCTAGAACTCTCAATCTCTTCATCAACTAAATCATTCAATAAAAATAATTCAGTAAATAATTGACTATATAAAGGCAAGAAGAAAGTATCATTATCTCCACCTAATTTAATACAACAAACTTTATCACTAGGCAAAGGTTGCCATTCTGGATATCTTAATCTATCTGAATTAGTTTTATATCTATCATATAATATTTTAAATTCATCAGGATAAATACTCCAAGCAAATTCAGATAATTCATTATCTCTATTTAAATCTTCAAAATATTTGAAGTTAAATTCTACGGCATATTGACCGTTTTTTATCGAATATAATCTAACATATTTTATAGGTAAGTCCCATAGATAAGGAAAATTACCATCATTTTTTTCAAATCCACAATAAGCACCATATCTAACTAAACTTTCTATAATTCTACGTCCTGTTTTCTTTATATCTATATTGTCAATATATTTTCTAACAGTATTAAATTCATTATTAAAATTTTTTAAAAGTTTATTTACTACTTCTTGTGATTCTTCTTCAGACATTTCTTTTGAAGTTTGATTAGTAATTTCTTCTTTTAATTTTTGCATTGTATAAAAATCAGGTTGAAGATAATTATCTAGTGTTGCCATATTTGTAGTTAGATTGACTAAAACTTTATACATTCCTTCAGGTGCATATAAATTATCTGATAAATCAAGTATCTCATTTTGATATTTTTGTGGATTACCTAGCCATAATTTTATTTTATCAATTGTTACATTTTTCAAATTTCTTCGTTTATTTGTAAAAATTCCACCTATTCTTGATAGGGAAAAGTTTTTTGCTGATTCCCATGATTTTTTTAATGAGAATAGAGTAGGGGAGAGGTTTTGTTGATTGTTTTGATCAGACAAATTGAATATAAAACCTCCTTTCTTTCTATTTATATTATTATTTTAACGTCTTGCTCTGGATGATTTATTTGCTATTGCAAAATATGATGAGGGAGAGATGTTAATTACTGCTTTTTTAACTTTATCTTCAAAATTTTTGATATACCATAAACCATACGCAACTGCGAAAAATCTATCTCTATCAACTGACCTAGTAACTTGTTCGACAGATAATTTACCACCTTGTAAATGTTTAATTTTTAAATTTGCAACTTCTTCTACAAATAAATCAGTTTGAACTTTTGGTAAAACTACATTATTTATATAATCTTCATTACTTAATGAATAATTATTATTTTGATGTTTATCTAATATTTGAAGTTTCTTGCCTTCAACAACATCAATAAAATTTACAATTATATCAGAGTTAATACCTTGTGAATGAAGTGCATATAAACATTTTTCTGAACCTTGAACATCTGGTTCATTATCAGTATTAATAGTATCCCAACATTTTAATATTTCTTTAGTAATTGGATCAACTTGTTCTTTTAATAATTCATCAATAATTCCTTTTCCTAGACCATTTTCATCACAAATTGCCTTTTTTGCATTATATAAATTTCTTATTCTTTTAAATTCAATTGCTTGTGCTGTAAAATTTAATCCTTGTTTTAAATTAATTAAATTTACTAATTGCATATTTATAATTCTATCTTCTTTATTCCTTTTAACCTTAATTATGGCAATGGAAGATTGGTTATTACTGGATTTTTGAGAACGCGCAACATCCATACTAACATAATAATCTGATTTTCCGTCATACATTAATTCTGGTGAAGTTAGTGTTCTTAATTTTAAAAGTTTAGTAATATCAACTAAAGCACCATCTGAACTTCCAC